AGGGACAGCCGTGACTCTTAATAATGGTTCTACTTTGACACCCCCTGAAGGGAAAGAATTCTCAGGTTGGGCGACGACAGATTCAGCAGAAACACCAAATGCCACAAGTCCTTACACGGTGACTGAAAATACGACTCTATATGCCGTATGGGTTAACCAACTTGCAAATGTGACGTTGACATATAATTCAAACGGAGGGACAGGTGAGATTGATCCAGTAACCGTAGCAGCAGGGACAGCCGTGACTCTTAATAATGGTTCTACTTTGACACCCCCTGAAGGGAAAGAATTCTCAGGTTGGGCGACGACAGATTCAGCAGAAACACCAAATGCCACAAGTCCTTACACGGTGACTGAAGATACGGATCTATTTGCCGTATGGGTTAACCAACAGTAATAAGAGCGGGAATCACCGCTCTTTATTTGATTCGGAGGGAAGAATATGAAAGAGATGAAAGCGGCAGGATCAATAGAATATAAGGGTAAAAAATATAATCTCGTATTTAATTTAAACGTAATGGAAGAGATACAAGAAGAATACGGATCAATTGAAAAATGGGGTGGATTGTGTGAAGTTGCCCCAGGAAAAGAGCCGAGTGTAAAAGCCCTTAAATATGGTCTTGGTGCTATGATAAATGAGGCTTTAGATATTGAGAATGAAGAAGAAGGATTAAGTCAAGAACCTCTTTCTCTTAAGAAAATAGGCCGTATAATATCAGAGCTTGGAATAGGAGAAGCAGCCAAAGCGTTAAGTAATACAGTGGTTAAAAGCACAAAAACTAACCCAAAAAACGAATCATCCACGAAGAAACGATAGACCCAGTCCTTGATTTCTCGTGGTTCTATTTTATAGGCCAAACAAAACTAGGCTTGTCGAATAGAGAAACTGGGAGACTCACACTCTCTCTATTTGATAAGCTATATGGTCATTACAAAGATGACTGGGATTATGAAATGAGACTAAAGAATGCAAATATGACATATAAAGAAGCATATATAAAAGCTCAAAAAGCTGAAGAGTGGTTCTAACCAGCCAGACGCTGGCCAAGCGAAGCTTGGTTAGACACGGCCCTCGGCCGTGATTGGTTATCCTTAAGCTTGTTTTTGCCATCACGAGCGAGGCGAGTGGGTCAAAAAGGGGGGAAAATATGAGTAATAGTTTCGGTGGCAGTATAAAGTTGCAAGGTGAGAACGAATATCGTAGAGCCTTGCAACAGATAAGCCAAAATCTACGAGAAATGTCAGCACAAATGAAGGTTACAACGGCGACGTATAGTAATAGTAGTTCTTCTATGGCAGCGTTGACCGCTAAAAGTGCTGATTTGACGTCAAAATTAGGACTACAAAAAGAGAAATTAGAGACTTTAAAAAAGCAATATGCAGCGATGAGCCAGCAATATACAACAAACTCTGAAAAGCATAATGCATTAATAAAAAGATATGATGAAGAAAAGCAAAAGTTGACATATATAGGGCAAACTCTCGGCACAACGTCTTCTGAATATAAAGAACAAGAAGCGGTAGTTGTAGATTTAGCGGAGCAAGTGAACCGAAGCACGAAAAACCAAGATGCAAACGCAAAATCCATGACTAACATGGGAATTGCAATCAAGAATGCTGAAGCAGACGTCCTTAAAACAGAAAATGCATTGTCCACCCTTGATGACGAAATGGCAAAAAGCCAAAAAGAAGCGGAAAAATCAAGCACATCTTATGAAAAATTAAAAGGAACTATATCTGAACAAGAAAGTGGGCTCAGATCACTAAAAGAACAATACGCAAACGTAGTTTTAGAGCAAGGGAAAAATTCTGATGCAGCAAAAGCTCTAGAAAAAGAGATGTCAACATTAGACGGAGAGCTAGCAGAGAACAAATCAAAGCTTAAAGATGCTGAAGAAGCCTCTGATGAATTGACAAAATCATTAGAAGATACCGGGAATAACGCTGATGAAGCGAGCGATGGATTTACGATAATGAAGGGAGCTCTTGCAAACTTAGCAAGTCAAGGGATCTCTATTGCTATATCAGCAGTAAAGGATATGGGGCAAGCCTTAATAGATGTAGGAAAAGAAGCTATAAATAGTTATGCTGAATACGAACAATTAGTTGGTGGTGTTGAGACTCTTTTTAAAGACAGTGCAGGGACAGTAGAGGATTATGCCAATAATGCGTATAAAGCAGCCGGATTAAATGCGAATGAATATATGGAGACGATAACAGGATTCAGCGCAAGCTTGTTACAGTCTTTAGGGCAAGACACAGCAGCAGCCGCAGAATATGGAAACAGGGCCGTTGTTGATATGGCAGATAACGCAAATAAAATGGGATCTTCTATTACAGATATCCAAAACGCCTATCAAGGATTTGCTAAACAGAACTACACTATGCTTGACAACTTGAAGCTAGGGTACGGCGGTACGAAAGAAGAGATGCAACGCTTAATAGATGATGCAAATAAAGTCAAAGAAGCCAACGGAGAAATGGCAGATTTGTCTATTGAAAGTTTTGCAGATGTAACAGAAGCAATTCATATAATACAAACCGAGATGGGTATTACAGGGACAACGGCAAAAGAAGCGAGTTCTACTATTCAGGGATCTATAGCTTCGATGGGTTCAGCATGGAGTAATTTAATTGCCGGGATGGCAAATGATAATGCAAATCTTGACCAATTAATGGCCAATTTAGTAGAAAGTATTGGTACAGTGTTAACGAATTTATTGCCCCGTGTAAGCAATGTAATGTCAAGTATGACGAAAGCCCTTACAGATCAACTTCCCCAAGTTATGCAAACGTTATTTGCCCAAATAAGTAATAATATAGCTCCAATGACAGCAGAAGCCACAAAATTAATAATGGCGTTTGTACAAGGGATCATATCAGCTTTGCCAATGATAATAGAAGCAGGAATCAGAATGATTGGCGGGCTTATGTCCGGTATTGGTGAGATGTTGCCTCAATTAGTGACTACAATTGTAGAAATAGTCCCACAAATAGTTCAAGGGCTCGTAAATTCATTACCCGATTTAATAAATGGAGCAGTTACCCTTTTAAGTGGAATAGCACAAGCGGTGCCGGCTGCGGTACAAGCCATTATGCAAGCATTGCCACAGCTCATAGATGCTCTTGTAAATGGATTAGTTGCCGGTCTTCCAGCTCTTATAGACGGAGCAGTTCAATTGCTAAATGGGATCGTAGATGCAATACCACAAATTATCCCAATAATAACTCAAAATATCCCAACAATTGTTCACAGTATAATAGATGGATTATTAAGAAGTATAAATGCTTTGTTAGATGGGGCCGTACAATTATTAATGGCGATAATTGATGCAATTCCTATCTTTATTCAGTTATTAACTCCTCAGATACCAACAATAGTGATGAGTATTGTGGGTGCATTGCTTCAAGAATTGCCCACGTTATTAAATGGAGCGGTCCAATTATTCATGGCGCTTGTGCAAGCAATCCCCGTCGTAGTAGTAGAATTAGTAAAAGCATTACCACAGATTATAACCGCCTTTTTAGGAGGATTAAGTGAACCTTTACAGAGTTTATTCGGGGATTTGTGGGGGAATATCCAACAAATTTGGGGACAAGCCACAGAATTTTTCAGTAATTTATTTAATGGAATCGTTGAGACGGTTGCTCCTATAGTAAATGCTATAGGTGATGCGTTTAATGAGGCGTGGGAACTGATAAAAGTAGTATGGGATATGGTAGCTCCATATTTTGAAATGGTTTGGGAAAATATCAAAGCAGTATTCAGCGTTGTTGCAAAAGTCCTGGGAGACTTTTTTAGTGCCGCCTGGAATGCAATCAAGGTGGTATGGGATGTAGTAGTCCCATTCTTTCAGACTATATGGGAAAATATCAAAACAGTATTCAGCGTTGTTGCAAAAGTCCTGGGAGACTTTTTTAGTACCGCCTGGGAAGCAATAAAAGCAGTATGGAATGTTGTTACAGGGTATTTTCAGGCCGTTTGGGACTCAATAGCAAAGATATTCAGTGTAGTAAAAAACGTATTGACTGGAAATTGGGAAGAAGCCTGGGAAGGAATAAAAGGGATAGTCAATACTTGGGCAAATTTCTTTCAAGACGTATGGTCCAATATCAAAAATGTATTTGGTGCGGTAAAAGATTTCTTCAAAGATACATTTAATTCAGCGTGGGAAGCGGTCAAGAATGTCTTTTCAAGCTGGGGGAAATTCTTTGGTGACCTATGGAATACTATTAAAGACAAATTCAGTGATCTTGGTACAAACATTGCCAATGCTATTGGTGGAGCGGTGAAAGACGGAATTAATGGCATTATATCCTTGATTGAAAATACTATTAATAGTGCTATTGGATTGATCAATGGAGCTATTGGTTTGATTAATATGATTCCTGGAGTAAGTATTGGGAATATAGCTGATGTAAAATTGCCCCGTTTGGCTAAAGGTGGAGTTGTAGACGATGGGCCACGTACAGTTCTAGCAGGAGAAGACGGAGCAGAAGCTATAGTTCCTCTTGAACATAATACAAAATGGATTAAATTAGTCGCCAATCAGTTGCGAAATTCAATGTTTATGCAAGGGACATTGAGAGATGGCAATATGCCGAGTTCACAAGATGATTTTGATTATTTGGTGAAATCATTTAAGCAAGCATTAAGTGAAATGACCGTAGAAATGGACGATCAAACAATGGGTAAATTCGTTGAAAAGACCGTGGCCAGGGCAATTTATAGATAGAGAGGTGGTTAAGTGCTAAACGAAATAATTTTAAACGGTAAAAGCAGCGGTTTGTTGCAAGGATTAATAATTCAAAGTTTGCCTCCTATTAAAAAGCCGAAAATACGAACGTCAATAGAGGAAATAGACGGTAGAGACGGTGATATTGTCACGAAGCTTGGATATTCAGCTTATGATAAGACGTTTACTATTGGTCTTTCATATAATTACAACATTGATGATATAATTTCATATTTTAATAGTGAAGGAACAGTGATTTTTTCCAATGAACCAGATAAATACTACAATTATCAGATATTAGATGAGATAGATTTTGAAAGATTACTGAGATTTAAAACCGCAAATGTGACAATGCACGTGCAGCCTTTCAAATATTCGAATATTGAGACAACAAAAAAATTCACAATAACTAACCAACTATTAAGTTTTAATGATTATACAAAGACTCTTAATGGAATAACCGTTAATGCAGCAAATGGAAATATAAGAATAAGCGGGACGGGTTCTGCAGCAACAGAAATTTATATGCCCATAAATAGTTTATCTTTGAAGCCAGGCAGTTATACTCTTGATGCGTTCGGAGAGGGTACAGGAGTTTCAGCTTGTTCTATAAGGATGATATATAACAGCCCGTCAAATGCAAATTCTTTTGGGGGGCAATACGTCACCTTACAAGATGGAAGTACCGTCTCCATTGATTCAGTATTAGATGATAACAAAACCTATAATTACGTTTATTTCTACATTGTGGCCAATACAGCAATGGATTTTACTCTAGACCTTAATTTACAAAGCAATGATGTAGAAGAGATAGAAATAAGGAACAATGGGAACTATATATCAAGGCCGATAATGACAATATACGGGAGCGGAAATATAAATTTAAGCTTAAATGGTTCACAAATATTTTTAATAGGATTAGGAGAAGAACAATATATAACGATTGATGCACAACAAATGGAAGCGTATAAAGATGGAATATTAAAAAACAGATTAGTCACTGGAAACTATGAAAATTTTGTGTTAAATGTAGGGAAAAATATTATTAGTTGGAGCGGTGATATTACGCAAATAAACATAGACAAATATTCACGATGGCTATAGGAGGGATAAAGTGGCATATGAACAAAATGTAGTGATGGTCCGGGGAGATACAATGTCCTTCGGATTAAAAGTTGAATTTGATGAAGGAGTACAAAACTTAGATACCGCCTTTTTTACGTGTAAGTCAAATTATGATGACTATGACGTTATCTTTAAAAAATCTATAGGAGACGGAATAGAAATTGTAGGAACAGATGAAAAGTCGGTGACTTATAGAATAAGAATAGCACCAAATGATACAGAATATTTAGAGCCCGGAAATTATTATTATGATTTCCAAATAGGAGTCAATTATGACGTATTTACTCTTCGAAGAGGGATATTAAAAATAGAGCCAAATTTGTTTCATGCACATCTTGGACTGAACGGATTTGATATATAAAGGGGGAATATGAATGAGTAATAATTTTGTCAAGCACCCAAACGTACAAGTATTAATGTTGAAAGGAGAAACAGGGGATAAAGGGGATAAAGGAGATAAAGGGGATAAAGGGGATAAAGGAGATAAAGGAGATGCGGGGGCTGCAGCTGCAGTAGTACAGACAACAGGAACAAGCACGACGGACGTAATGTCTCAAGATGCGGTTACAAAGCTAGTGGGGAGCGTAACAGAATTATACACCGCTACCTTGAGTGCAAGTGATTGGTCGAGTACAGCTCCTTATACTCAAACAATAAGTATATCAGGGATATTATCAACAGATACACCTATTGTTGACGTTGTTTTAAGTGCGACAACAGAAACGGCGATGTCGCAACTTGAAGCGTGGGGATGTGTGTCTCAGATTATAACAGCCAACGATTCAATAAGCGCAACATGTTTCGAGGACTTACCAGAGGTTGATATTCCTATACAATTGAAGGTGGTGAGATAATGGGAAACGCAATAATCACAAGGAGAGGCGGGGGTAGTGGATATGCTACTATTAATTTCAATTTGCCAGTTTCACCACCTACAAAAATAGCCGTAACAAACTTAAGCCAAGCAAGGAGCTCCTTAGCAGCCACGACAGTAGGAAATTATGCGTTGTTTGCTGGGGGGGATGCTGGTACTTGGGATGGTGGTGGTGGCATTAGTAGTGTTGTTGATGCATATGATCAGAATCTAAACAAACCAACACCACAACCAACAGGATTAAGTCAAGCAAGGTACAACTTAGCAGCGACAACAGTAGGAAATTATGCGTTGTTTGCTGGGGGGCATGGTGGTAGCAATAGTAGTGTTGTTGATGCATATGATCAGAATCTAAACAAACCAACACCACAACCAACAGGATTAAGTCAAGCAAGGAGCTCCTTAGCAGCCACGACAGTAGGAAATTATGCGTTGTTTGCTGGGGGGCATGGTGGTAGCAATAGTAGTGTTGTTGATGCATATGATCAGAATCTAAACAAACCAACACCACAACCTACAGGATTAAGTCAAACAAGGTACGACTTAGCAGCCACGACAGTAGGAAATTATGCGTTGTTTGCTGGGGGGGATGCTGGTATGAACGATCTTTCTGATGTAGTAGATGCATATGATCAGAATCTAAACAAACCAACACCACAACCAACAGGATTAAGTCAAGCAAGGAGCTCCTTAGCAGCCACGACAGTAGGAAATTATGCGTTGTTTGCTGGGGGGGATGCTGGTACTTGGGAGGCTGGTGGTGGCATTAGTAGTGTTGTTGATGCATATGATCAGAATCTAAACAAACCAACACCACAACCAACAGGATTAAGTCAAGGAAGGTACAACTTAGCAGCCACGACAGTAGGGAATTATGCGTTGTTTGCTGGGGGGAATATTATGGGGGAACCCTATCTTTCTGATGTAGTAGATGCATATGATCAGAATCTAAACAAACCAACACCACAACCTACAGGATTAAGTCAAGCAAGGAGCTCCTTAGCAG